CTTGCTCTCAATAATGCTTGAATAGTACCAGAATCCATGTTTCTAGTTTCTTTTAAAGTTTGAGCATAATTTTCCATCTCTGTTATTTGATTTTGAGATAACTGAGGAGATTGACCAGTAACCATACTCATCCAGTTATTTTTATCTTTCCACTTAAGACTAGAGCCTCTTGGACCTTCCTCTATAGAATAATATGGATTAGTCTCATTAAGCATCATACGTTTAGTATTAATATCATACTCATTAATATCATACATATCTTGAGCTTTAAGATAGTTTCTCATAGAATTACGATAAGCTTTATCTTCTTGTTGAGCATTAAATGCTAACTTATCAGCAGCATCAGCTCTATAAGCCATCACTCTATTCATAATGTCAGTTTGTAAAGGACTAAACTGATTAGCTACTCCAACGTTCATGTTTTGATATCTACCAATAGTATTAGCAGCTTGTTCAGCTCCTTGTGCATTTAACGCACTAGCTCTAGCAGAAAATTGTTGCGGATCCATCTGCTGCATATAAGCAGCCATCATATTACGTTGTGATGCACCTTCAGCTAACTCTCTATTAGGATCATAGAACGTAGGTTCTGGAATCATAGCATTAAGAGGAGCAGCATAAGGAGTGTAACGTTTAGGAGGAACCATAAACTGTTTACCAAAATATGGACGTCTACCACCACCTCCGCCACCACCAGTTGTTGTAGTAGTAGTAGGAATGTCATCAAATGTAATTTCTTTAGGAGGAGTTTCCCATGCTCTAATACACTCATTAGGATTATTAGGATCTGGAGTATAATAGTTTTTTTCTCCATTAGGTCCATCTGGACATGTTTTAGTTTCAGGTTCTCCAGGTGTAGTTGTAGGAGCTGTACCAGGAACATACTTTGGCATTCTACCAAGTAAAAGCTCATCTAATCCTTTTTGCTTTTCACCTTCTGAAGCATTTTTAAAACCTTGTTTATTTAAAAAAGTATCATAACAATCTGGTCTAGCTTGCATATCAGCAACTGTGTACTTAAGATTAGCACAAGGACCACGGCCACCACGACTACGACCAGTTATTGGAATATCATAACCTTTTTCAAGTTTTCCAGGTGTCCCACCAGTAAGTGATCCTGTTTTACCAGGTGTAACAATAATGCTTACTTTATCTTTACCTGACGTACCAGGTTTTCTCCATACATTAGTATTACCTACACGCTGATAACCTTCTTTCTCATATTTAGGTATATCTTCTTTCTTAACTTTTTCACGAGTAGTTCCACCACCTTGATAGTAATCTTGATCATCACCATAAAAACCTCCCATCTCAGCAAGTTGCTCACCCATACCTTGCGGTAATACAGACATAGCTACATCAGGAATACCTTGAGGAAATCCCTTCATGGCTTCTTGTACTAAAGCTAAGCCACCAAGTTTCTTTTCATAGTTATCAATCATACGAGCAGCAGTAGACTTAGCCATTTTATCAGTATATGGATCATCAAGTATAGCTTGATACTTATTAATGTCATACTGTTTAGCTAACTGAGCTGGTGTATACTTTTGTTTAGTATCTGGAGATTTACCAAACTGACCAAGAACAGCACCACCAATTCTTAACTTCTTAGTATCAGAATAAATAAATGTACCTTCTGGAACATTTAATGGTGTACCACCTTCACTATGTCTTTTACCACCAATTTTAAAATGTTCTTTACGACCATCATTATTAAAATCTCCATATGCAGTTTCATACAGTTCAGCTTCAATGTTAGCATCTTCTCTATCTACAGGTTGTAAAGTGTTAGATACTGAGTCATATGGGTTATCTGTCATATCAGAATATATATTCTTCTGACCTAGATCTAAGCCATAATTTGATTGACCGCCATAAGCCATAGACTCTGGAGATTTTTTAATTCTTACTTTATACGTTTTCATATTATAATATATTACAAATTTATAAAAATTCTATGTCTCCACCTGAAGAAAGTATAGACTTAATTTGATCCTCTGTTAGTTCATAAATATCACCTTCTCTATAAGAGATAGATCCACCATCAGCATACAACTGCATACCGCTTAGTTTTTGGTATGCTTGTTTACCTTCCCATCTTGCAAACTGCTTTATTAGTTTGTCACGTTCTGCTGGACTAAGGTCTGATAACACTTTATCTGTACCCATAGTCTTTACAATGTCTTGGGTAGATGCATTAGTTTTATCTGGACTACCGCTAACCCATTTATTTCTAGCTTGAGATATAGTAAGGTTAGAATATGCTGGACCAAATAAAAGATCCTTAGCTGCTTGTATTCCTGTTTGAAAATCTGGAAATATACTAACATAACCACCTGCATCTTTAGATCCTTGTTTACCTCCATACTTAGAAGTAAAGTCTCCATGATGTATGTTTAAAGGATTATTATGAGTTAGTGCAATTTCTCCTTCACCAACAGATTGAGACGGTCTATTAAAACTTACATGTACGTGTGTAGTATGAGGATTTTCTCCACTATACGGTCTCCAAGAATTTGATATAGATGGATTCCATATCTGTTTATTCCAAATAATATATTTAATATTTTTATCCTGAGCTTCTTTAATAAGCTTTTGAGCAATCTGCTCACCTTGGCTTGAATCTTTAATACCAATATCTAAAGCATCACCAGTATTATGATCACTCTTACTTTTCTGATGTCTTTTATCTCCCCAGATACCTAAGTGTTTAACACCTGGGAATTCTGTAGAAACTTCTTCCCATGTTTGTTCAGCAACCGGATTAACTCCACTTGAAGAAGCTGGAGCAGAACTACCAGTATTAGCTTCTGAAGGAGCAGATGTTGGATATGACATTGGTGCCGATAGTTCAATAGGATCTATGGGCATAGTTAACGCTTCAGGAATTACTCCTCCACCATACTGTGCCATTCTAGGTAAGAATTGACCAGTGTACATACCTTTGTTTACAACATACTCGTCTGGTCTAAACTCACCAAATCTACTTCCACTAACTACATAGTCTCCACGATTACCTGACATCTCACTAGGTACTTCAGGGAATAAGGAATCTGTAGATGTTTGGCGTCTTAGCCTTTTATCAAAGTCCTGTTTTCTTTTATAACTATTAACAAGTTCAGTACCAAAATTACCTAATGCAGTATATCTATCTAAATCTTGAAATACACTTTCTAAAGGATCACCTATGTTCTTAGAATACCAGTTAGCTGCTTTTGCAAATTTACTTGGGGCAGGAGGAGCAGGAGCATTTTGTCCAAAACCTAAAGCCTCTGTATCTTCTCTAGTAACAATACCAGGATTACTTCCCCAAACTTGATCATTAGAATCTATATATGGTTCATTACGATTTAATATACTTCCCCATGGAGAAACTGATCCAACATTAAAAGGTGTAGTAACCGCATTTTGAGTAGTTGTACTTGGAGCAGTTGTACTTGGGGTAAATGGATTAATGCTAGCAGCAGCTTGTCCAGAATTTTCAAATGGTTTAAAAGTTAACTTAGGAAGTTGAGGACCTGCAGCTTTAAGAGCAGATATTTTATCAGCATTTTGTAAACCTAGTCTTTGTCTACCAGAATTTAAAAATGATGAAGACTGATTCATAAGATTAGAATATCTAGGATCATTAGCATTTATTAATGCACCATTATAAATTAAAGTAGTAGGAGCATTACTTTGTGTAGCAGTTTGTGTTGTAGGTTGTGTAACGGATTGTGTAGTACTTTGTGTAACAGGTTGTACAGTTTGAGCTGGTGTAGGTTGTTGAACTGGAGCTACTGGTGTTGTTTGTGTAGGAGCTGAATATTTTCCCCACATGTTTGTACGTCCTTGCCAAGTAGCTGTAAAAGCAGGATTAGGATTAGTTAAAGAATAACGAGTCTTTACTTTTTTTGTAGGATCTAATGAATCAGGAGCATCATAAGTTCCTGTAGTTTTATAAACATTTTCTTTATTAGCATCTAAGCTATTAATAAAGTTAGGGTTACTATACTGTTTTTCAATCTCAGAACCAAACTGATTCCACTCATTTGTAAATGTATTTGGACTATTTAACTGATCTAATGTAATCTTACCTGCGTTATAAAGAAGCAAGTCATTAGGATTTCTACCTGTATTAAATATATAGTCTCCCATACGTTCACGAAGACCCATAGGATAATGCTGTACTTTAGGAAGAAAATCTTTTTTATAGTATTCTACAGCTTCATCTAGTGAACGAGGAGGATGTTTATGACCTAGCTTTTGCCAATTATTATACCCAAAGTTAGACAAACCACCACCTGTAGCAGACCCTTTCTGTGCTTCATATTCAAGGATCTTACGGATCCATGCATCATCTTGATTACCACCTTGTTGTCCTGCAAATTGAGCTTTAGGCAAACCTCTACCTGTAATACGTATTCTCATTAGTCAATAATTTCAAAATTATAACCACCTTGTTTTAACATCTGTAACTGCTCTGGTGTAACATCTAATATATCACCTTCTACTAAACCACCCATTTGCTTATTCCAGCTTGCAGCATTACGTGCAAAGTTAGCTCTTTTTACTTGAGTAGAATTATAGTCTTCTTTATTAGCTAATACATGAGATGC